GTTGGATTCATTTTAGAAACAAAACTTTGTGCCTTCTGTTGCTTTAGTGATACAACATCTATATTTTCTGATTCGTGAAAATTAGCTCTCCATAATACATATAAAACAAAAATAATTGCAAGAAACACTCAATATATAAAATTTGAATTTCCAAATGGTGCTACTTCAATGATATTGTCAGAAGCTCAATCAGAAAATGCTGGACGTTCTGATTCTCTTTCTTTATTAATTATAGATGAAGCTGCATTTATGCGTAGCCAAAGAATGATAGAGGGAATAGTAGCTTCAGCACAACCTACCCTTTCTAAAACTGGCGGGCAGATGGTTATAATTTCAACATCAAATGGAATAGTTGGTCCAGGTAAATGGTATTATGAGCAAGTACAACAAGCAAAATATGGAGATGAAATTAATACTCTATTTGTTCCAATCGGTTGGTTTGAAGTTCCAGATGATATTAGAATTAAAGGCCCTAAAAAAGGTTATAACAATATACTTCAAAAGTTTATTGATAGAAACTACTTTCATAGCAAAGAAGTAAGAGGTGAAATGGAATTATTCTTTAAACCAATTGGTGAAAAAGAATGGAAAGAAAATGAATGGTTAAAAAAGCAACGAGATGATTTAGGAGATACTAGATATAAACAAGAAGTATTAAGAAAATTTGTTGTTGGCGGAGATAAGGTTTTTACAGAAGATGTATTAGAAGGATTAGAGAAAAAAACTAAAGAGCCAATAGCAAAAAATGAATTTGGTGGTACTGAATATAATGGATTATGGTTTTGGAGATATCCTAGAGAAAAAGGTAAATATATTTTAGCATCTGACCCAGCTTCTGGAACTAGTAAGGACTTTTCTGCAATTCAAATTTTTGATGTAGAAAACTATGAGCAAGTAGCTGAATACAAAGGTCATATACAAACTAATAATTTTGCACATTTAATAAAAAAACTTGCAATGTATTATAATGAAGCATATGTAGTAGTTGAATCTAACTCTATTGGTGAAGCAGTTTTTGGCGAACTTTATTATGGGAAAGACCCATACCAATATATGTATAAAACTAAGAAAACAAAAAATGGTGTTATAAGATTTACAGGTTGGGAAACAAACACAAAAACTAGACAATTAATAATGAATGATTTAGTTGATTGGTTAACAAATGAAGATTTAAGTAAAAGATTAAAAGTTTATTCAAAAAGATTGTGGGAAGAATTAAGCTTATTGGTATGGGAAACAAACAACAGAATTGCAGCTGCTAGTTCATCTCACGACGATGCAGTAATAGCAATGTCATTAGCGATTCATCTTAGGGGTAAAGCAGAAACTGGTGGTGAAAGTTTCTTAATAACTGAGGATGGTCATATGATAGAAAGTAGTAAAGATAATAATAGTGCTGAAGAAGATGAGGGTTTATTTGGTATATTTTTATCAAATGAAAGTGAAGATGATATGATGATGAGAGAGCATAGGGATTGGTTATTAGGTGAATAAATGAATTATATAAATAAATTTACAAGAAAAAAAATATCTCTTATTCAAGAAGAATTTATTCAAAAAACTAAAAGAGATAATACCAAAAGAGGTATAAGAAAAAACCAAGTTATAAAGTCTCATAAAAGAATATTAACAACAAATGATGAAGATAAAAAAACAGAGCACGAGGATGAAATAGAGAAAAGAGCAAAAGTTCTTTATAAATATGGAAAGTTTAAAACATTTAAAGAAGCTATAGCAGCAGCAAGACAAGAACAAAATAGAAAAGAAGGAAAATAATTTATGCTTATTAATGGAAAAGAAGTAGAATATAATCCAATTCAAGCTGCTTCAATACAATATGATATAAACAAAACTGAAGAATTAGTAGATGAACTAAAATCTGGTGATGACCCAAAAAAAATAATTAGAGATGATGGGTTTGAAGATATTATGTCTTTCCAAAATAATCTTAATATGGATGAAGACCTAAGAGATAGAAAACAAAGATATAATATTTATAGAGAAATGTCTGGTCAAGAGTTTATTCATAGAGGTTTAGAAATAATAGCTGATGATTCAACTCAAAACAATCAAGACGGAAATGTTTTAAGAGTTTATGGCGATGAAGAAAAAGTAAATATTTTAGAAGACCTTTTTTATGAAAGAGTTGATTTGAATTATGAATTATGGAGCATAGTTTATGAAACAGCAAAAATGGGTGATAACTTTTATGAAGTAATACCAGATAGTTATAAGAAACCTAAAAAAATAGTAGCTTTAGTTTTTAGAGAACCAGAAAAAATTGAAAGAGTAGAAAAAAACGGTAGATTATTATACTACAAATATAGTCAAGATATTTCTCAAGATAAGGGTAAAAAATATGTTGACGAAAAAATTGAATATAAACTACAACCTTGGCAAATAATTCACTTTAAATTTGATGATAAAGATAGTAAACCATATGGTGGTAGCTTATTAAAAGCTGGAGTTAGAAGCTATAGAAGATTAAATTTATTGGAAGATGTGTTGCTTATTTATAGAGTAAGTAGAGCACCAGAAAGAAGAGTTTTTTATATTGATGTTGGTGGTCTAAGCCCAAGTGAAGCAAAGCAATATGTGAATAAATTAAAAAATATTTATAGAAGTGAAAGCTTCATTGATGAGAATGGTAATATAAATAAAAAAGCAAATATAATGTCTATAAATACAGATATTATAGTACCACGTAGAGAAGGGCAAGGAACACAAATAGATTCTTTACCTGGTGGTCAAGCGTTGAGTCAAGTTGAAGATTTAAAATATTGGAAAGATAAAATTCTTAAAGTTATGAATATACCGTCTTCATATATGGGTGATGAAGCAAATAGGGCTCAAAACCTTTGTTTAGCTCCCGATACAAAAGTAAAGCTAGCAGATGGAAGAAATATTTCCATAAAAGAAATATCTGAAGAACATCGAGAAGGTCCGCACCTGGGTTATTAAACCTATATCTTGGTCTGGAATAACTAAAAGAAATGCAAAAACAGTAAAGGTTACGCTTGACAATGGAGAAGAAATAATTTGTACTCCTGATCATAGATTCATGCTTAGAGATGGTACTTATGAAGAGGCTAAAAATCTTAAGAGTGGTATTTCGCTAATGCCAATATATACGAAGTTATCTTCCAAGAAAAGAAAAGAAAAAATGAATGGATATGAAATGATTCTTAATAATAACACTGGCGAATGGGAATTTACACATAGAGTTGCTAAGAAGCATGAAATAATGATAGAAAAGCAAAAAGATGAAATGAAAACAACAGTTCATCATAGCGATTTTAATAAATTAAATAATAACCTAGATAATCTTATATTAATGAATAATAGAGAACATTGGTTATATCATTCAAAATTACAAAAAGAAAAATGGGAAGACGAAGAGTATAGACAAAAAATGAGTAATCTTAAAACACAAAAATTATTAAAAGAATGGCAAGATGAAAATTACAGAAAGAAAATGTGTAAAAGAGGTTTTGTTGGTGAAGAAGAAATTATTCAAGCAATTAATAATATAAATTCTGATGAATTAGAAAGTATTAGTAAATATATGAATATTAATAGACAAACATTAAGATTTATAGTAAATGATTTTGGATATAAAGATTGGATAGATTTTGTAATCAAAAATTTTGGAGAATATAGAGCTAATAAGAGCTTTGGGTATTTTATAAGTAAGCATGATATTTTAAAAAATATAAAAAAACCAAATGAGAAATTGCAAGAAATATCTAATAGAATGGGTGTAAGAATAGAGCTTATAATTAAAACTATTAAAAACAGCGGTTATAAAAATTGGTTTGAATTTATAACATTAGAATATGATAAATATGTAATAAAATCTATGCCTAATGATATTTTAATAGAAGATGCAAGAAAAAATATTAATTGTTCAAGAGCAACTTTAACAAAAAAAATGAAAACTCTTGGATATAAGGGGTGGGGTGATTTTAGAAATCATAAAGTTTCTTGTGTTGAAGAATATGAAATATTAGAAGAAACATATGACATAACAGTTGATGATGAAACTCCAAACTTTGCTTTATCTTCTGGAATAGTTGTGCATAACTCAGCGTTAGACCAAAAGTTTGGTAGGTTTATTGAGAGAGTTCAAAATCAAATACTTCAAGGTATTTATAAAATTGCAGTATTAGAATTATTTTTTAATGGATATAAAAAAGAAGAATTAAAAGATTTTAGCATTGAATTAACACCACCATCTAATGTTAAGGAATTAACTGATTTAGATTTAATAAATAATAGAATGAATATTATTGGAACAATTAAGGGTCTTGATTTATTTAGTGATAAGTGGATGTTAGAAAATATATTAAAAATGACAGAAAAAGAAATTGCAGATATACAAATGGAAAAAATGCTTCAAGTTCAAGCTGGTCCTCAACCTGAAGGTGGAGACATGGGAGCTGGTGCAGATGTTTTTTCTGGTGGTGAATTACCAACTCCAGAAGAAGGTGGTGAAGCTCCACCAGAAGAAGGTGGAGAAGCC